GCATTAAGAACAACAATACTCTTTCTGCCAAGTTGGATAGTCTTGTCTCAAGAGGTCTGATCGAAATTGTCAGAGGGAAGGGTGTATCTAATCACTACCTAGTTCAGAACCGAACCACGTTCAGTACTGAACCTAGTTCAGCAGTGAACCACCTACCTAGTTCAGCAGTGAACCACCTACCTAGTTCAGCAGTGAACCACGAACCTATAAGTGAACCTATAAAAGAACCTATTAATACTTTTGTCCGTAGAGCCGATCCTGGCTCTCCAGACGCATCGTCGAATGAAACAGCTAAGGAAGAGGAATTCGACCTCACCGCTCCCAAAGAAGAACTCACTCCGGAACAGCGATCGGTGCAGATCGGTTCTCGTTGTCCGCACGAAAAAATCATCGCCTTGTACCACGAATGTCTGCCAATGCTGCCGACAGTCAGGATCTGGTCAGAGGACAGAAGAAAAACGTTAGCGGCTCGCTGGAGAACGCTTGTCAATGACAAGGGCTACCAGTCAGAAGAGGAAGGCCTTGGATGGTTTAAGAGATTGTTTGGGTACATCAGGCGCTCGCAATTCCTCACAGGTGAGACACCGCAGAAGGAAGGCCACACCTGGAGGCCTGACTTGGAATGGATCATCAAACCGAAAAACCTAACGAAAATCATTGAGGGGAAATACCATGTCAAATAACTACAGCATGAAAGATGTGGACTTCGACAGCAGCTCGGAATACAAGAAAACTCAAAGACAGCAGTCAACGAAAGTTTTTGAACAACCCTGCAGGGCCAATGGCTGTCCGTGCACAGTGTTTTGCGGACAGCTGACACAGGGCATCACCGTTTGTGAATTCCACGAAGGCGTTCAAGGTAAATTTTTTCCGACGGTGACGGCCGGGCTTCATCGCTTCAAGGATCTTATTGACCTCGCAGAACGGCTCCTTAGGGACTGGCGGTTGATCGACGATTACAACTCGACCTACAACCACCCGCATGTCATCCAAAACCTAACCGAGTATTTCAACGCAATAGGCATTCCGGAACTGGCTCCGAAGACAAACATCCCATGTATTCCTATCGAAGGAAAGCAGCAGTTCCGTGATGAATCGGCCTATGACCTCGGAAACCGGATCAAACGTTGGGTGCGTATCCAAGTAGTCAAGCCCTACATGATCGAGAACTCGGAAGAAAGCCTGAAAGAGAAAACGGTTGAGCAACTGTCTCCGCTCTCGGCTTACGTGAAACAACTCAAACGCAACGCCATCCAGAAGCAACAGGATGACGAGGCTTACTTTTAGGAGGCGGTCATGTCCGGGTGCTGTTTGTACTGCAGATTTGCAGAGTCTTATTGGGTCGATAAGGAAGGGAATAAGCGTCGCCCGCCAAAGGCCTCATTCGGAGACATGAACGTCTACTGCCACCATCCGGATAAAGGTGCTGGCCTCGAGTGCTACCCAATTTCATTCACAAGGTGCTCAGTTTTTGAACGTGACACAGACGAGCGTATTGAACGCAGGAGAACGTTTTTCTCTCAATTCGATAGATACCGCGTCCACGCTGAGTTAATCGCTCAGAGACGCTAGACGGCTGTTTAAACAACATTCAACCAATGGAGAAAAGAATGGGAAAAGCACAGAGAACGAAAGGTGCTGCTGGAGAGCGCGAAATCTGCGATCTCATATTCCAACACCTGGGCATACAGGTACACCGCAATCTCTCACAGACGAGGGACGGAGGAGCGGACATCAAGCTCAACCCCTACTCACTTGAGGTCAAACGGAGAGCGGCTATAGGCAATTTGTATGAATGGATGGAGCAGGCCAGCAACGGGTGCGAACCAGGTGAGCGGCCCATTGTCGTGTGTAGGGCCGACCGTAAAGAATGGCTGGCCATTCTACCCATAGAAGAATTATTCAGGCTGATCCGTGAGGAAGTAGCCGCTACTGGAGGGAAATGATGAATGACACAACTCAAAAACCAAGGGGACTTATTCGGACATGCAGATACCATTCTCTTCTGCCAAAAGAAGCCCAAGACAGACTTATCGAATCTGTCGGACTTAGAGAAGGAGAAACAGCGGTACAACGAGATCTGCGCATATCGAGAACGATTGACCGAGTTAAGAGCCAATATTCAGAGTTTTTCCGAGCTCGGTCTTGACCCGTCTACGGTCCTTCTCTCTGACGCATCAGTACGTGTCGGAGTGTCCAGCCCAAAGGCGAAGTATTCAGATCAGGATCTTATCCATTGCTTTGATCTTCGACTAGCGGGCCTTTCTTTGCGTGAGATTTCTCAGAAGATGGACATTCCAATACGCACTTTACGTGACATTTTCTCAGGCAAAAGACGGGCAGTTATTCCAACTAAGTTCAAATGAAGCAGTGCGCATGTCTTACCAGACGCCAACTACCATCAAAATGAGGAGAAAAATATATGGCTAATTCAAGATTTCCAAAATTTGGGTACGGGCGATCAGCAGTCTTTGCAAAAGGTCGGATGAAGGCCGGGATGCTCAATAAAACTGAGCAGAACTACAAAGAGTATTTGGAACAAGAACGCCAGTGTGGAAGAGTGATTGCCTACTGGTTTGAAGCTATCAAGTTGAAGATTGCCGAAGGGACTTGCTGGTACAACCCTGACTTCCTCGTTTTGCGTCCAAATGGAGATTTGGAGCTTCACGAAGTCAAAGGCTGTCCACGCCTGTTTGCTGATGACGCAAAGGTTAAAACGAAAGCCTGTGCAACTCTTTACCCGTTCAGAATGTTTGTAGTGTTTCCTCGCTCTAAGGCCAACGGAGGCGGATGGGAGTATCAGGAATACTAATCGGGGTTTGTCATGGTCAAGAAAGGAACATTAACCGATAAACAAAAGCGGTTTATAGATGAGTATCTTGTCGATTTGAACGCCACGCAGGCGGCTATTCGTGCTGGCTACAGCCCTAAAACAGCTCGTGCTGTCGGTTCCGAGAACCTTACAAAACCTGACATTGTTGACGAGATCAAAGCGCGGTTAGACGGGATTACCCAGAAGACCGCATATGACGCCGAAGCCTGGCGAAATGATCTGATTTTGCTGAAGAAGCGTTTTATGCAAGAGCGGCCGATTGTAGACGCTGAAGGCAATCCCTTTATTGACGAGAACGGAGATCCTATTGTGACCACGGCTGAGCCAAGCGGAGCGTTGAAGGCACTCGAATTGCTAGGAAAACACATGGGGTTATTTATTGAGAAGAAACAAGTAGATATCAATATTACAGATCGTTCAACTTGGCTCAACGAGGTGCTGAAAGATGTCAAAGATGAATGAAGAGGCCGTGAATTTTGAAATGGGCCTAAGGCGCCTGGCTATCGCTTGCACGAATGATCCGCTCCTTTTCGTCCAGAAGTGCTTTAGATGGGGACACGGGGAGCTGGCAAACTATGAAGGCCCGGACGTGTGGCAGCAGAAAATCTTGTGTGACATCCGCGACCGGCTGAAGAACGGTGAGACACGGCATAAGGCCATTCAAATTGCTGTAGCCAGCGGGCACGGTATCGGGAAAACGGCTTTTGTGGCCTGGATTATGTTGTGGGCAATCTGCACATATCCAGACATGAAAGGTGTAGTGACCGCCGAAACCAAGAACCAGCTCATAACTAAGACCTGGAGTGAGTTGCACAAATGGCACCACCTATGCCTGTTTAGAGACTGGTTTGAGGTGGCGGCTGAATCCATTTTCTCAACTCAGCCGGGGCACAAATACACCTGGCGCATTGACGCTATCCCCTGGAACGAGAACAACACGGACGCCTTCCAAGGTTTGCACAATCAAGGGAAGCGGATTCTTGTCTTGTTCGATGAAGCCTCAGTTATTGCTCAAAAGATTTACGAAGTCACAAAAGGCGCATTGACCGACAAGGACACGCAAATTATCTGGTGCATTTTCGGAAACCCGACACGCCCAGATGGCCCATTCTTCGATGCATTCCACAAGAGCCGCCACCGTTGGATCACGTACAACATTGACAGCCGCACAGTGAAAATCACGAACAAGGAGCAGTTGCAAGAGTACGTGGACGATTACGGAGAGGACAGCGACTTTGTGAAGGTGCGTGTTAGAGGTGTATTCCCCAGCGCATCAGCCAAGCAATTCATTAACCGTGAGGACGTGGACGCGGCTATGAACCGCGATGTGGGACATGTCAACTACTCCAGAACCGTTGCAATCCTCGGCGTGGACGTGGCCAGAGAAGGGGATGACCGCTCGGCAATAGCCACGAAGATAGGCCGTGACTGCACAATGCCGCTTAAAGTATTCCGCGGCCTGGACGGCCCTCAGCTCGGTATGCAGGTGCTCATGTATGCGAACGAACTCAAGGCCAAGGGCATTCCTCGTGTGTATATCAATCTGGACTATACAGGTGTAGGAGCGAGCCCTTACGACTGGTTAAAAGACAAGGTGCAGCACTTGAACAAAGTCATATCCGCCAGCCAGAGCACGAACCCGCAGAGGTGGGCAAATAAGCGTGCAGAGATGTGGGACAAGATGAGGGATTTCATTCGTGATGACGGAGCGATCCCAAAGAGTGAAGAGCTAGCCGAGGATCTTTGCATACCTGAGAAGCTCATTGACCAGAAGGGCCGGTTGCTCCTGGAATCCAAAGATTCAATGAAGCGCCGCAACATGAACTCTCCAGATACCGCAGACGCTCTGGCATTGTGTTTCGCTATTCCCATTCAAGAGTACATAGAGGACGATAGCTGGCGCCATCAGCGGCATAACCGCTCCAAAACCATCAGGGATCCTTACGCCTCCTGAGGTGTGCGCATCAGTCTCGTGTCAGGCTCGACAATCGGGACATGATGAAGATCGAAACCTGTACGCTCAGTGACCTATTCAATGACCCTCGATATGAAGAGGTGTGTGCACACTACCGCCAAGAGGCGGGCCACCTCGACTTGAAGGGGATCGTGGACAAGGACAAATACTCATTCCTTGCACAGAACGGCTTATTGCTTTGTGCCAGAGCAGTGAGTGAGGGCCAGCTAGTAGGGATTATGGCAATCGTCATGTGTCCTTCCTTACACAACTCTAAAGACGTGGCCAATGTGGATACCTTGTTTTTAGAGCCTGAGCATCGAGGCCACGGCCTGCAATTCTTACGCCACGCAATAAAAATGGCGCGGGAGTTTGGCGCTTCAGGTATTCGATTTTCTGCACCCGCTGGATCCAGAACGGAGCAACTCTTTGACAGGTTATTCCAGCGCTCGGACGTTACTTACTACAAGTCTTTGGAGGATTAATCATGGGTATGGAAATGCTGGGCTATGGCCTTCTCATGGCCGGGTCTGCTGCACTGAATTCTCACACACAGAGCCGATCCGCTCGACGCCAGGCCAGCGCTCAGAAGGACGCCACGGAAGAAGCCAAGCGCAACGCGGAGAAACAGGCCGAGCAACAGCGTGAGCAAATGCGTATGCAGAACCAGAAGACGGCAGACATTAGCAAGATCCTCGGCGACAACACCAATGATCTGTTGTCTGGAGGCCAAACAATGCTGACTGGAGCTGGTGGTGTGGACCAGAACGACATGACGCTGGGCAAGAAATCAGCTTTAGGGTGATGACATGAAAGAAGTCCGCCAGGAAATTTTGCGGCGCTGGAATAGCCTTGTAATGGAGCGCGATCCCTATCTGCACCAGTGGATAGAGATTTCAAAATTCCTGCGATCCGCTAACGGGAAATTCCTCAATCCGACAACACAGAATGAGGCAAAAACCCGTTGGAATAACATCTATGACAACACCGCGCTCAGGGCATCGGATATTTTGGCCAAGGGCTTAATGTCCGGCATGACAGACCCGAGCCAGCAGTGGTTTTTCCTCACAACTGGGAGCCCCGACCTAGACGAATCCGTCCAAGTTCGCCGCTGGCTCTCGGATGTCTCGCAGATCCTCTACATGACATACGCCAAGACCAATCTCTATCAGGCCCTGCATCATGCGTGGCTTGAGGCTGGCTTATTTGGAATTCTGGCCATCATCATTGAAGAGGATGAGGAGAAAGGGTTTAACTGTATTCCCCTGACCGCTGGCGAATACTGCATATCGTGCGACAGCAAAGGAACTCCGGATACTATCTACCGCGAGTTTTCGTTATCGCTGAGGCAGATCGTTCAGAAGTTTGGTGAAGACGCGTTGCCATATTCTCTCTACCAAACTTATCAAGGCGGCCAGAAGGACAAGCTCTATACGATCATTCATGCAATCGAGCCGAGAGAAAAACGCGATACACGCTCAAAGTCCAATAAGGACATGCCGTGGCGATCCGTCTATCTGCTGAAGGATGCAGGAGACGATCAGAAGCCGATTCTCCGAGAATCGGGATACCGAATGTTTCCTGCCGTGGTCGGACGCTGGGGAGCGATCAGCACGGAAACCTACAGTTGTGAATCTCCTGGCATGGTCGTTCTGGGAGATGTCAAACAGCTCCAGCATGAGCAGAAACAAAAAGGGAATGCCATTGATTACATGGTGAATCCGCCTATTGGGCTACCGTCCGAAGCCAAGGATTCAGACATAGACATGGATCCGGGCGGCCAATCCTTCATTAACGGAGCCACTGGTAGGAAACCTGCAGAGCAGTTGTGGAATGTAGCCATCAACCTCAATGACCTGAGGCAGGACACTCTGGAGGTACAGAACAGAATCCGCGCTGGATTCAATGTGGACATGTTCCTCATGCTCAGTAATCAGTCTGCCCTCAATCAGATGACGGCCACAGCGGTTGCAGAACTGCATGAAGAGAAACTGCTGATGCTCGGGCCCGTTCTCTCAAGATTCAATAACGAGGTTTTGCGCCCGCTCATTGATCGTACTTTCGACATCCTGAATGAAGAAGGATTGATCCCGCCTGCTCCCGAAGAGATTCAGGGCACGGATTTAAATGTCGAGTACACATCAATCCTGAGCCGAAGTCAGAAGGAGGTGCAGTCACGCACCGACCAGCAGGCCATTCAGGAGGCGCTCCAAATTGCTCAGTATCAGCCTGACTTCCTCGACAACTTCGATCTGGACAAGTACGCCCAGATTGTTTCCGACAAGCGCGGTGTATCGCCTGAAATCCTCCGTTCTTCTGACGAGGTGGCCGCAATCCGCCAGCAGAGAGCACAGCAGCAACAGCAGGCTCAGCAGCAACAGCAAATGGCTCAGAGCGCTGACATGCTATCCAAGCTCGGAAAAGTGCCAGCGGGCCCGGAAACACTGGCTGGCCAAGCTGTCCAGGGTATGCAAGACATGGCATCCGAGGGAATGCAATAGGGTGTGCGCATCAAAAAATCACGAGGATTGACAATGAGCAAAGTTACAAGAGACCCGTTTGATAACTCCCAGCGAGAAAAGGACGAAGAAAAGAATCTTGAGGCATTCCGAAAGGAGGCTGACTTCCAAGAGGCTCTGATCAATGTCCTGAACACAAGAGACGGAATGACAGTGCTGAAACGAATTTTTGATGACAGCGGTTTCTTCTCCTCGGCATTCGATACGAACGCTCTCAACATGGCTCGCAAGGAAGGGAAACGGGAATTTGCACAACAGGTTTTTAACAACGTTCTCAAGTACGCCCCTGAAAAGATCGGCGAATTGAGACCTAAGGAAACGAAATGAGCGAAGGTACAGCAGCCGAAAATCAGACAAGCGAGGCTACAACCAACGGCACGCCTAATCCTGATTCTCAGGGTCAGCAGGGAGAATCCACGCTGATTGATGAAATCTCCAAGGCAACTCCTCCTCAAGAGGGACAGCAGTCTCAGGAGGAAGGAAAGACCGAAGAGAACAAAGAAGAGAAAAAGGAAGACAAGGCGCAAGAGACCGGCGGAGCTCCGGAGAAGTATGAAGATTTCAAGGCGCCGGAAGGTACAACCTTAGACGCAGAAGTCGTCAAAACTTTTTCAGAAGTCGCTAAGTCTCTGAATCTGCCTCAAGCCAAGGCCCAGGAAGTCATTGACAAGCTGGCGCCGAAGTTGGCAGAGCGACAGATTGAAGTGCTGAAACAGACCAATGCGACATGGAAAGATAAATCGCTCCATGACGCAGTGATCGGCGGCGACAACTGGAAGAACACAATCTTTTCAGCTCAGCGAGCCCTGAGAGAGTTTCAGACACCCGAAGGAGAGTTTACTGATCCGGATGTTTACGAACTGGCGACCTTTGCCGGTAATCATCCGGGCCTGATCAAAATCCTCAAACATTTTGGCGACAGCATGCGAGAGGACAAGACAGTTAGAGGCACTTCTAACAGAACTCTCACTCCAGACGATATTTACGGTAAATAAAGGAGTTAAAAATGGCAGACGCATTCACTGGAATGACCCCTGTTACGCTTGCTGAATGGCAGGCTCTCGTACCCGAAGGCAACACTCAGATCAACATGATGATTCAGACCATTCGGGATTATCAGCCGTTCTTCGATCGTGCCACTATGGTGCGTGGTAATGACGGCCAGGGCAAGAAGGGCCTGATCGGAGAAAAGTATCCTGAAGGTCAGCTTGTCGGAATCAACGAAGGCTGGAGCGCCTCCAACGCGGCCGGCCGTGCAGTTCGTTATCCGTCCTGTGTGGCTCGTGACCGCTCGGTTATCGCCAAGCTCATGCTTGAAAAAATGCCGGATAAAGAACGCAACGCATACCGCATGCGAACCGATCAGATGTTCATCCGCGGCTTAACCCGTGGCATGGTTAAACGAGTATTCCAGGGCAACCCTGCAACAGACCCGCGTGATTGCATGGGTTTGGCAAATATCGTTCTTCCTGATCGTGACAATGGCGTTTGGAAGGATTCCATCATTGACGGTGGCGGCACTGGTACAAATCTGACATCCATTTATTTCGTCAATTGGGATCCGGAGGAGATGACGTGTTTCTTCCCGCAGTATGGCGGAGCCGCCGGCGTATCCATGGAAGCGATCAAAGAGCCCGTCTATGTTCCTGACGCAAACGGCAAAATGTATCCCGCATATGTCACTGAATTCGGATATGACCTCGGCGTTTTCGCTGGCAATCCTGAAAAGATTGTGCGTATTGCTAACGTTGATCCAACCAAGTTCACGACTGACAAGGGCGCAACAGACCTGCTCAAGAAGTTTATTGAGGCACGTCACCGCTTGAAGACCTCCGACTTCTCCAATGTCGGTATTTACTGTACTGATCAGGTGGGCTTAATCTATGACCTCCAGTTGCTTGAAAAGACCAAGTACACACTTGAGTACAAGACTTTTGGTCAGCGTGAATCAATGCTCTCCTTTGGCGGTATCCCGATCTATCAGTACGGCACCGACGTTCTGCCGTCCACTGAATCCAAGATCACTATTTCTTAAGGAGAAGAAAATGATCATTGACCAAAAGATGATGTTTTGTGAAAAGGCAGAGGCCAAAACCGCGATCACGTCTAATGTGCTCGATTTTGTTTCAGATCAGACCTCTCCTTACTTGAATGCTCATGGAATGGTGCTCTGCATTTTGACACCGACAGCGATTGCCGGAACTTCCATCACATTCAAGCTTCAGGAATCCGCGGACAAATCCACGTACACGGATGTCATGACCACAAAGGCGCTCACGGCTACAGACCTGAAACAGCCCTTGCTTATTGCTCTGCCGCCGATTCATAAGCGTTATCTGAAGTTGGTTTCCACGCCGACTTCAGTTACCGCCGGAACTATCACCGCCTTTATTGGCAATGACGTTCAGCTGGGTTCCCCGCTCCGCACGCAGGGAGTTGAATTCCCCGCCGAAACAGCGGCAAGTTCTAGTTAGTTAATTCTCAGTTGCGATTTCAGTAGTTGTTGAAAGATGAGGAGGGAGGCTTGAAAACCTCCCTTTTTTAATATGAATGAAGTGTCAATTTGCAATGCCGCTCTGAGTTACTTAGGGCAAAAGGGTACGATCACACGGATCAAACCACCTGAAGGAAATCCGAACGCCGAGGCTTGTGCTGAATACTATCCTCAGGCGCTCCGTTACTTACTGGAGGCGCACAACTGGGCTTTTGCGATCAGGCGCGTGAGACTGCCTGAATACAAGAAATATGACGCCGACCTCTATCAGTGGGCGCACGGCTATCAAGTTCCCTCAGATTATTTGCGCACCGTTAAGGTCTATGAGAAAAGCTCACAGGTGGACGAGGCCGGACTTGATTTTGAGATTGAGACGCTCTCGGAAACAGGCTCCTACATTCTCCTAACCGATTCTCCCGCTCCCATGCTGAGATATATCGCAAGCGTGGAGAACGTGAGCATCATGCCTCAGTATTTTGTCCAAGCCCTTGTCCTTCAGTTGGCAAGTTATCTCACGGGCCCGCTGATGAAAACATCACTGGCGCAGCAGATGCTCCAATTGGCTGCCCAAGCCCTGGAGAACGCGAAGTATCAGGACAGCCGCAACTCTATCAGGATCAAGCACGAATATTTAGCGCCCCATTTAGCCGCACGGAGTATCTAAATGTCACTGAAAATCTATAAACAGAGTATCGGAGGAGGTGAGATTTCTCCTTCGATGTACTCCAGGATCACGGATCCTTCATATTCTGCAGGGTTAGCCAAGTGCCGCAATATGATTGTTGAACCTCAAGGCCCTGTAGTGAGGAGGCCCGGATTCTCAATGGTGCGTGAGACCAAATATCCGGACAGAAAATGCCGCCTGATCCCGTTCACATTCTCAGCAACTCAGACGATGATCTTGGAGTTTGGGCATCATTACGTCCGATTTCATACCAACGGCTCCACGCTGATGAACGGCAATGTCCCGTATGAAGTGACGACCGATTATGACGAATCGGAGTTGTTTGATATTGACTATGCTCAGAGCGTGGACATCATCACGCTGGTGCACTGCTCCCATCCTCCGAGAGAGTTGAGGCGTTATGGCGCCCTTGACTGGAGACTTGTGGACATCACCTTCAATACTTCTCTCACACCGCCCACAGGCGTGACGGCCACCCAGCACATCTTGCAGTCTGCGACTTATAAAGACGGATATGTCCGCAAATATGTAGTGACCTCTTGCAACTTGGACAACTCCGAGGAATCGAAAGCGAGCCAGGGCGCCTCTGTTGTGTGCAACCCGTACGGGGATGGTGCGTACAACACCATTACATGGAATACTGTTGCAGGTGCCGATCATTACCGCGTGTACCGTGATAAGGGAGGCATATATGGCTACATAGGTGAGACCCGTTCCAACTCGATTGATGACGACAATATCGCGCCTGACAGCTCAATTACGCCGCCAATCTATGATGATGTATTCCTCACAAGCGGCGGCATTACGGGGGCAACCGTAACCGCTCAAGGTTCTGGATATGTCGGTCCGAACGGAGAAATTACGGGGATCGACCTGCTAGAGACACAGACATGGGTAGTCGAGGGATCGGGCAGAAACTTCTATGGACCTGTAGCACCTGGAAACTGTTCTGCGTGGCAAAGTGATGACGGCTGGGCATTGAACTTCTATGGCGATGGTGTAGGCCTTGTCCCTAATGACGAGATGATTTCTCTGTTCTCGGCCAGCGTGGAGATTTATGACGCAGAAGGATCAGGTGTCGGAGCGACTGCCAAGGCCATATTCTCTTCTGCCTCAGAATGGATCAAGCTCACCAAGCCTACTGGCAATCTTAATTTCTGTTTGTATGGTTTCCGTCCTATCAAGGGAATCCAGGTCATAAGCGCAGGGGCCGGTTATAAACGGCCGCTTTGCAGAGTGACTATCACATCCTGGCCGACATGGACCTGGAGCCGAAAAGCACTGAACTACAAATTTGAATTCAAGCGTTATACAGGCGAATTTGTGACTTCTGCAAAGAGCGCTGGGTTCTTAGAGACTTCAATCAGAGTGACCGATACAACAGGAAGCGGAGCCGTGTTAGAGCCTGTAATTTCAGGCGGCAAGCTGACAAACGTAATAGTCAAGAATCCAGGCGCAGGATATTCAAATCCGACGGCCACTCTTTATTCAAACTATGGCTCAGGCGCTCAAATCTCTCTGACTGTTGCGAATGCTGGCGACTATCCAGGATGTGTTTCTTACTTCGAGCAGAGAAGGTGGTTTGCCGGCAGTCGCATGAGACCGCAATATATTTGGGCAACGAAGACGGGCACTGAAACAGATATGGGCTATTCCCTCCCGTCCCAATCCACCGACCGCATCAAGGTTAGGGTAGCGAGCCAGGATTCAAACCGAATCCGCCATATCGTCCCCTTGTCTCAGCTCCTTATGCTGACCGCAAGCGGGGAATGGAGAGTGAGCCCAGTGAACTCAGACGCGATCACGCCTGAATCTATGAGTGTGCGGCCTCAGTCTTATGTCGGCTCCAGCCAGACAAAACCGGTCCTTATTAACAACACGATGATCTTTGCCTCGGCTCGAGGCGGACACCTGAGAGAACTCGGCTACAGCTATCAGGCGGGCGGCTATATTACCTCCGATGTGTGTTTGAGAGCGGCCCACCTCTTCGATCATCACGAAGTTGTCGATATTGCATACGCCAAGGCTCCCTACAGCATATTCTGGTGCGTGAACGACATAGGCAAACTAATCTCCTTCACATACGTGCCAGAACAACAAGTCGGAGCTTTTGCACAGCACGAGACCCAGGGCGATTTTGAATCGTGTGCAGTGGTGCCAGAGAGCAATGAGGACATTCTTTATGTCGTGACCAAGCGCAAGATCGGAGACAACACCGTAAGGTTTGTTGAGCGCATGAACGAGTACATCATTGACAAGGATGAAGATTATCTCTTCATGGATTGTGCGGGCACCTACTCAGGCCCAGCCAAGACCGAAATATCTGGCATTAGCTGGCTGAATGGGATGAAGGTTTCCATCCTGGCTGACGGGTATTGTGTGCCGGATCAAGTAGTGCAGAACGGCAAGATCACGCTGAGAAGAGCGGCGTCCAAGGTTCATATTGGTTTGCCTTATAACTCCGATATTCAGACCCTACCTCTTGCATTACAGCTTCAGGATCTTTCTTTCGGTAGTAACCACAGGAAGAACATCAGCGGAGTGGCAGTGAGAATGATTGATTCAGCGAGCATTCTGGCTGGCTCGAGTTTCGACGACCTCTATCAGCAGCCGACACGCGGACGGGAAACACCTGGTACCCCGCCGAAGAAGAGGAACGGAGAGTTTGAAGTAGATATCGCCGCTTCATGGACAGATGACGGTCAAGTGTGTATTCGTCAGAGCGCCCCGCTCCCGCTGAAAATCTCCAGTATTACCGTGACCTGCGACGTGGTGTAGTGCGCATCACGCTCTTGGAATCCTCCAATATCTATGCTGAGTTGGAGGATTTTTTATGGCCGGATCTAGTTTCTCTTTTGGCACCTTGGGCCTTATTTCTACAGGTGTTTCCACACTGTTTAACGCCTTCGGTGCGAAGAGTGTCACGAAGTACAACAATGCTATTGCACAGGCTCAGGCAGACATAGCCAAGATCAACGCGGACACAATGAATCTGCATTATCAGCAGAGATTGTTCGCGGCTGAGGGTGAGTATCAGCGAGAGACAATGCAAGCTGCTCAAATGAAGGCGCGGCAGAAAGTCTCATTAGCCGCTAATGGCGTGGCAATCGGGGTCGGATCAGCTGCGGAACAATTGGCCAGCACGGACATTGTGAAAAAGATCAATCTCAACAGGCTTGAATCTAACGCTAAATCCGAGGCCTGGGGCTACCGTGCAAAAGAGACTGACTACCGTAACCAAGCGCTCATGAGCCTGGCTAAGAAGCAGAGCGCAAGCCGAGCATTCACGGATTCTCTCCTGGTGGGCGCTGGCAATATGGGTATGGCTTTTGCATACGGAAAACTTATGGATATGGCCAAAGCCTCAGAATCCGCAGAGAAGCCTAAGGCTGAGGAGCCGATTCACATTGATGCAATCTCAGGCGCTCAGCCTGGTGTGAGCTGGGTTGACGGAATCTCAGAAGCTCAACCGAACCTGCTGCTAGGCCAGACGGTCAAAACAACACAGCTCTATCCGACCACTAAAAACATCTTCTCTCTGAATTACCGAGGATAAAAAATGCCTATCGTCCCGAAATATGAAAACAACGTCCCAGGTGTTGTAGAGAGCGGCCGTGGTTTTGGCGCTCCCGTTGATAACGTCCGCCCGAGTTTCGACTATGAAAATGTCATGAACCGAGCGCTCCAGCCCTGGAGCCAGCTTGCAGACAGCACGATCAAGATTGAGGCGTATCACCATGACACTGTTGTGAAGGCCCAGGCCGATGAACAGCTTGACGCCTACAACAAAGAGGTGCAAACAACGCTGTACGACCCTGAGAAAGGATACTTTGCACAGCGCGGTAAGAACGCCGTGACGGGCTGGGATCAGGCGCAGAGTGACCTCCAATCCATTTACGACAAGCACCTGAGCCAAATTGATGACCCTGATGTCAAAGAGGCATTCAAATCTAATGCCCTTCAGCGCCTCAATTCCGTCCGACAGAAGACAGTCGTCTATCGCAATGAACAGAATATTAGGTGGCGCGCTCAGACCTCTAAAGACCATGCTGACAACCTCGTAGAAGAGTTTGCTTTAGGCGGTTTTACTCCAGACGGTCAGAGAACAATGGCCAGCCTGATGAACGAGATCGACTACCAAGGCAGGATGGAAGGATGGGACGAGGAAACACTGAAACGTCAGAAGAACGCCTATAAGTCTCTGGCTTATGCAGGTGCCTACAGCAATGCTTCTATGGCCGATCCTCTTGGCGCATTTAGGCATTTTCAAGTTGACGGATCAAAGCAGATGTCTGCTGATGTCGGACGCAGAACTTACCAGATGTTATTCCAGCGTTCTGCCCTGCAGCTTGTGCAGATTATGCGAAGACTTAATGGACCAACCGCCGTAGCCCTCACTTCAGGAGCTACTGCGAGGGTATTCGGCAATACGGATCCTAACGTGTTGCGCCAATCAGCGGCTCAGGCGGGCATAGGAACTCCGCCGAAAGTCTCGGACAAGGTTCTCAATACGTCCGGTTACAAGGGCTGTAATCCGTTAAATGTGAAAGTATTCGGCAACAAATGGAAGGGGCTCATTGGGCAGGATGAAAGAGGTCATGCAATCTTTGCTCGTCCTGAAGATGGTATTCGCGCTGGCGTGAAGGTCATTCAGACTTATGCCCATAAGTATGGCCTCAATACTATTGAAAGCATTTTGTCTCGGTTTGCCGCAGCAGATTCTTTGACAATGGGTGCATACGTTGACAACGTAAGCCACGCCACGGGTTATAAATCCAATGAACGATTGAATCTGAAAGATCCCGAGGTCTTAAAGAAAGTCGTCACCGCGATGATGAAACAAGAGATCGGGGATGTACCTTACTCCGAGCGCACGATCATCGCGGGTATCCAGGGTGCTCTGGGAAAAGAGGACATTAACGACTTCTCCGACTTCTACAACACGAAACTTACTGACGAAGAAGAAGCTCAGTATCAAGCCTGGGCTAAGAAGATCGGCCATGAGCGTGATGTTTACGACTATGACCTTAGAGGAGCCTGGAAAGCAGGAGCAGCTCAGGCTGAGAACGGCCACTTCCCAGACACATTCAAGAAGCCGAACCACCACACATTCTCCGAGGAAAGCCAATATGCCGACGGGAAGAGAAATATTGGCGGACGCTGGGTAGTCGAGAACGGCCAAAACATCTTTATTGGTCCGAACGGTGAGCTCCGCGATGATAACGGCAAACTCTTGAGCGAAGGTACAGATCAGGCGCCAAGACTGACGGCAGCAGACCTTGCTTTTAACCCGAAGGTGAAAACAGGGATTGAAGTCTTTGACGCCCTGAACGATCCGGAAAAAATCTGGATTATGCAGCACGCCAAACAAGCTATGGGTCAAGACCTCAAACAACAGAGAATCGAGCTGAAAAAGAATGTGGACAACGCTCTTTCTCTTGCGCTGACCCAAGGAGACATCAGCACCCTTCCGGATATTTCTGACTTCATTGGTGTTTATGGCCAGGATGACGGAGTACGCATGCATCAGGAGGCCGTAAAGCAGGCTCAGCTAAATTCGTACATGTATCAAATGCCTGGGATGTCCAATGGAGAAATTTTATCCATCAGCAAGTCGCTAATGCCTCAGAAGGATGATCCGGAGTACGCGAACAGAATAGAGCAGAAGGCAACATGGGATAAAGCGGCTCAGACAGTCCTTAAAAAGCGAGACAGTGATCCGATGTCTTTTGCAATCAATCATGTCCCGGCCCATGGATTGACGACCATAGAAGACTTTAATCAGCCATTGGCCAAGACGCTAAATGAGGTTTCCAATCGTGTATCCCAATTTCAATCTATCCAGCAAAGTTTCGCTATTGAACCTCAGGCAATGAAGTTGTTCACAAACGAGGAGGCTGCGAGATTAAATGACACGTTGGAAAAGATGAATGCGGATCAGGCCGCTCCGATTGTCTCGGCAATTTCTGGACTTGTCGAAGAACAGGGAGGAGCAGCGGCCTCAAGAACTCTGATTAACCAATTCACCAAAGACGGACGGCCAACAAAACTGAGCTCGGCCCTGGCCCTAGCCACGAGCGCTAATGCAGTCAATAAAGGCTATGTGAAAGAGTACTTGGCAGGGAACGCCTTCTTGACCAATAAAGAGGCTGATCCAGATACGAGCAAGTCAGCAGTTAATGAAGAGATTGGCAAAGAGATTAGAGGCTTGTTTGGCCAGCCTGAAGCAGGCCGCCAGGCCGTTGAATTGATCCGAGGTATTTACGCCAACAGACAAACAATGGACAGCGATAGGAAATCCATTGAAGAAATTGTTGAGGACGTTTACGGAAGAAACGAGGAATTTAACGGAGCTAGGGTCTTCATGCCTCGAAATACGAATGCGTCCATGAGAAGTCTTGTGGCCGTCTTCTCAAGACAAAACGCAAACGACAAAACCAGTGTGCAGTTTAGAGGCGGGAAGACCACGCTTGGAGAGCTCACGGAAATCTTGCCGAAGGCCCAGCTTGAATGCGTGGACGATGGGAAGTATCTCATTAGAGACGGTACAGATTATGTCCGTTATTCCGCCAATCAAGCACCTGTCGTTCTGGACTTTGGCAAAGCCATTGACGCCGCCAACAAGGATCTTGACGTGATTCTGGACGCGGCCCTTAAGACCTCGAATTTAGAGAATGACCAAGATTACGATTACGAGTGAGAATCATGTCGAGCCTTTACAGTTTTAACAATATTGGATACGGCACATCCCGATACCAGCTCGGCCTGGACGGAACTCAGATCCCCGAGCAGAAGAAAGAAGCAGGATTTTTTAGCGGTATGGGAGAGGCCGCCTTGGACATTCTCCCAGCCGCAGGAAACTCAACCTTAGCTGCTGGCCTGGATCTTTTGGGCTCGTTCATGCGCAGTGAACCGAACGAAGATGAAAGCGGGTTCACTCTTGAAGACGCGCTCACCAGCGATGACATCATGAAGGCACAGGACCTTAAAGAGCAGGCCGCGCAGAAGTTTGAAACGAAAGCAAAAGAGCGCAGAAGTGTGGTTAGGGAGGACTACACGCCCAAACCCGAAACAACGGGAATGGCGGGTCAAATCCTTTACGGGTTTGGTGTAATGGGTTTGAAGCAACTCGGATATTCAGTTATTTCTGGCTTTAACCCGATTGGCGGCGCAATCCTTACTGGTGTTGATTATGGTGTCAACGAAGCAGGGAATCTCAGAGATAAAGGCGTAAAGCCAGAAGTTGCGACTAAGGCCGGTATCACCTCAGGTGTGATGACAGCTGGAGGATTATTACTGCCTGGCGCGGCTCCTGCTGGAAAGTTCAATCCCTCCCGATTGACATCTGCTGCATGGGGCGCAGGTGCTAATGCTGTAATGGATTCTGGAGAAAAAGGAATCATTAATTACATTCTGCAGAATGCCAATTATTCGGACATTGCCAAAGAATACGATCCTTTTGATGTCGCTGGATTGACTGCCTCAGCGGGTATCGGCGGCATTATGGGCTTGATCCTTTTCAATAAAAACAGAACGATTAAATTTAAGCCCACTAAAAAGGCAGAGGAAAAGAAGGGGCCTATCGAGCTGAATACGGAAACGCTCGAATCTTTGCAGAACCGTGACAGAAGCACCAATGCCTCAGTACGGCAGATGAAGGCCATATCCGCAAACCCGCGCTACTCACTTCTAAGAACTTCTCCTTTATTGGCAGAAGGTGCACCTGTCATCACATACGCTGGAGATATTCCTGCAATTAGGCGTGGTCACACGGACACAGCCGCCTCAGGGGACAAATCCTATGATGTTTATTACGCAGTCGTTGAGGCAGATTCTGTTTTAGTTTCCAACGATATTACAGGACATAAGAACCCATCCTATACAGACCCTAATATTCAAGGGCCTAGAGCTATCGCAGGGAATGGCCGTATTGCTGGACTGCAAGATGCTTACGCACAGGGAACCGCTGATAAATACAAAGCTGACCTGGCAGCAGATGGGAGGAGAACAGGTATTTATGGCGATGTAATAGCCGGTATGGAGAAGCCTATCCTTGTTCGAGTTCTCGATCCGAAAGATGTGACGAAGGACTTGGCGGATAAGACCAATACAAGCGGTGTCTCCAGGATGTCCTTGAGGGAAAGGGCGAAGAACGACGCTGAAAGAGTTGACCTTGAAAAGCTGGAGTTCGATGAAGACGGCCGCATCACAGATCAGACGGTTGTCAATTTCATCAAAATGCTCCCAGCGGAAGAGCAGGCTGAGCTCATTGACAGTAAGTCAGGAAAAGCGAATAAGACGGCTAGGGATAGAGCTGAAGCAGCTATCTTTGCCAAAGCCTATAAGAACGACACGCTTATTAACCTGGTCACCGAGGTGGATAAGCCTGAGGCACGTTTAGTTTTAAAGACGCTCATGGAATTGGCACCGAAAGTGGCGCAGTTGGAAGGCAATAAGCTGGATATCACTCCTTCGATTATCCGAGCCGCTTCAAAGATTTTGGAAGGCTACAAGAAAGGATTCAAACTCAAGGACATTGCCGCACAGAAAGAGTTTGATGAAGATCCCTATGCTGATGCAATCGTTGAACTTTTCGCAAAAGATTCTCGGACAAATCGGCATGTAGTGGACGTGTTGGGAGAACACCTCGATAGTCTGCGGGAATCTGGAAACGCGGATCAGGGCTCTTTTGACCTTCTTGGTGGTCCACTAACTAGGGAGGATGCTCTTAAAGATTTACAAGGCCGCATTGCCAACCGCTATCCAACTCCAAATGAAGCAGTAGTTGACGCCGCCCGCACCAAACAAGTTGCCGACACTATCAACAAGGATCAGCTTGTTAGCGAAAAAGCTGGCGACATGAACCAATCCATTGAAAACGAATACCGTGCTCAGGCTCAGATAGATGATGGTGAGCGCGTATCCGTAAATGAAAACGCAGTGGATCAGGACAGAGTAGAACAAGAAAAGGCAAGAATTATTTAGGCGATGCACAAGGTCCAGAAGGAGGCGGAAGGCGATCCTTTAGAAATCCTGGCAAAGATCGAGCCCGAAGATGTTCAGGGGATGACGATTAGGAGAGGATGGTTTGCAAGAACCAATAAAAAAGAGGCTCAAGCGGCGGAAATGAGCACGCCATTCGGATTGGTGAAGGTTTGGCTTAAACATGATAAGGGTGAAGAAAAACCTGAACTCAGAGTGACAGATGATGACTTGCGCCAAATTCCTCGAATCGTGAGAGGTTACGAGCCCATCCCGAGAAGCCATGAGAAGGAAACCTCCAGAACCTGGAGAGTTATGCACAACGGAAGAGAATTGGTGCTGGTGGATAAACCGATGGAAGGCGACCCAACGGGGAAAACCCTTTTGGCCTTTTTTGTACAGGATCCCGCTAAAAGAGAAACGGGGCGCGCCAAAGGCGCTCCCCTCTCCCGTCTTCGGAATCCCGCACCTGAGGTTGAAGGCCCAAGTACGGATACAAATGCGCGCCTTTCAATATTTAGCTCTCGACCGTCTGGTCCATCAAATGATGGAGTAATCACTACGCACGGTCCGAAGACTGACACTAGTGTCAAAACCAATTTAACAGATGGAATTGAGCAAAGTCAAGAGGTTAGGGACGCAACCCAGGGAACAAATGATGCAGTGCAGACACAGCAAAATGTCGTGAATCAAGTTGTGAACGCTCTTCCAGAGGAAGTAAGGGAACCGATCAAACGGGTCGTGGCCGACCTAACTGGGGAAAGGATTGAACCAACGCTTTCACCTCAGCCAGAAGTCGGACGTGAATTTAGTTTGGAGGCTCAGTATGAAACGGCCCTTCGAGACCATCCTGACATGAAAATCACGATTGAGGATGAAAACGGTGGAACTCGTGAAATGTCCGCGGCTGACCTTTTAGATGAAGCTGACAGGGAAGCCAAACAAATCGAAAACGACGGTAAAGCACAAGGCGAAGCAATGATGTGTGTTGTTAAAAACAAGGGGATAAATTAATCATGGCAAGAACAATGGACCCGATGAAACCGGAATGTAGAGCAACGATTAGTCGCATCCTTGGAAGAGAGTTTGGCGAGGAGGAATCTAAGCGTTGGCTTGCTGATATGCGCCGTGAGTTTAGATATGTTGCAGGAACAAAAGAAGCTCGGGCGGCTGGCTGGACACGTGACCAGATAGCGCAAAAGGCTGCGGAGAGGCTTGCTCAGAACTATTTGCACAAGGCGGCAAAAAGACGCATGAGAGCGCAACAACAAATTGTTGCTCAGGCCGCTCTGGAAAATGACAGGGAGAAGTATGCCAAGAGTGGTGAGAAGGCGTTTAAGTCTGTCGGCCGAGTGTTGGAGGATGTGAGTAGATACATGATTGGCCTCCAGGAGCAGTACCAGGGCCAAATCGTTGAAGCTATCAGCTCCATACAGAGTAAATGGTTGGGGCTTATGGAGGATAGAAAAACCGCACTTGATTTTGTTAAAGAGCTTTTTGGAGAAGATTCTGGGAACGAGGCGGCAAAGGCGGCTGTCAAAGTATGGAGAGAAAAAACAAACGGATTCAGAGAACGTTTTAACAACGCTGGCGGTGATACTGGTGACCTCGGAGATGAATGGCACCTTCCCCAATCCCATGACATGTACAAACTAATAAATGCCGATGATCTCCTGAAGGGAAAATACGATGGGAAATACAAGGGAGACAGCAAAACAGCCTGGGTGGATTTTTTATTTGATCGGATAGACAAATCCAGATACGTTGACGAAGAAGGACTTCCATTGAATGACGCAGAGATAAAAGACGTGCTCGGATCTATGTTTGACAACATAACGAAAGGTAAAACTTCCACAGGCGGATCACGCGTGGCCGGTAGCAAGAGCGGACGCTTCGCGGATAGAAACTCCCAGCACCGTGCAATCTTTTTCAAAGACGCTGAATCTTTCTTCCAATACCACGAAATGTTTGCGAGAAACCCATCCATTGTGGGAACGATGATGGATCATGTCAGATCAATGGCGAGCGACACAGCTCTTCTTGAACAGATGGGACCCTCTCCTAATTCCGCTTTTTATACCTTATACAACGAGGCAAAAGCGGAAGCGTCACAGCACCTTGCACAAACAAAGAGCACGTGGGGCCATAAAGATATATACGGTCCTGGTTTTGTCTCAGTCAAAGATATGTGGGCTAATTTGAACGGAGAGACTTCTACCGTCATGCCAACCCACAAGAATATTGCAGAGGTATCTCAAACTTTGAGGAACATGCAGGTTTGGGGAAAACTTGGTCAAACATTTATCTCTTCCCTAACAGATATTCCTTCTTACTTCCATGCAACGGGTTACACCAAATTGCCATGGGGAACGGCCTTTAGGAACCTTCTCACAACCTGGGGGAAGGCGGATAGAGAGTTTGCTATCAGAGCGGGCATTATTGGAGATTCCTTAGCAAACAATTTATGCCGTTGGACATCCGAAAGCCTCGGTTATCGCTGGTCAGGGAAACTTGCCAATGCCACCATGTACATGTCACTGCTCACACAGTGGACAAACGGAATTAGGCGAGCTTATGCGATGAACATGATGGGCGCTATCGGAAAGATGACGCGCAATAGCGACTGGGGAAAACTGGATGCATGGGACAGATTTATTCTTGAAAAGTATGGTGTGACAGAAAAGGACTACAAACTTTTTCAACTTGCTAAAACCGACCAATACCGCGGTTGTGAAATGCTCACACGCGGAGCTATTGAAGAAATCTCTGATGCAGATCTGGCAAAAATCGGAGCCACGAGAAATGATGCTGAAATCGCGGCAGGCAAACTCATGTCAGTGCTCACCAATGAAGCTCAAATTGCCTCGTTACAGCCTGACTTAGCAACCAGAACTGCAACAAATCGAGGTCATCAGAGAGGATCCCCTACAGGAGAAATTATCAAATCCTTCATGATGTTTAAGTCTTTCCCTCTAGGAATGGTCAGTGCACACATTGACAGACTTAGAGACAAAGGGCGCTTTATCCGAGAACAGGGAGGAACGAAGCGCCAGGTCATGACGGCTCAAACCGAATACTTAGCAGCGCTGATAATTGGTACCACCCTCATGGGCTACTGCGTAAATCAGATCAAGACCCTTATTGCTGGTAAGGACTTAGAGGATCCAGCGGCTATTGACACCTGGATTTCTGCATTCACTGTAGGCGGGGGCGCAGGTATTATCGGTGACTTGTTGGTTAATGCTACAGATGATTCAAAGTATGGACATTCTGCTTACATCAACTTCATGGGGCCTGTAATTGGGACAATTCTTTCTGCCAGTGAGGCTTGGGATGCAACCAAAATCGGTGGAGATGGGGGAGCAAAAGCCTGGCGATTAGCAAAGAGTAATTTGCCATTTATTAATATTTGGTACGTTAAGGCCGTTCTGGATCATACGGTGCTCAATCAATTGAGCGAGTTTCTAAGCCCTGGCTACAGAAAACGCATGGAGAAGAACACGCGCAAGAGAACGGGTCAAGGATTCTGGAGAAACGAAAGAGGAATCCGCCGTGCTCCTCGTGTAGCCAAACATCCTGATCCCTGGCCGCATCCTTTTGGTCTCTTCAAGTAACTTTTAGGTGTGCGCATCAACAATCTGGCAGACATGAGAATGTCTCTAAACAATGAGGTGTTTTCATGCTGCCAGATGTACCGCGACGGGTGGGCCCTGTAACAGGTTTGGGTATCTCCCGAGTTGATTTTGACTTCAAGATTTTTGCGTCCTCCAATGTGCTCGTAATCCGCACGAGTAAGGCGGGCGTGGACAAAACGCTCAAGGAAGGTGAGGACTACACTGTAACCTGGGACGAAGACCAAACCGCCAATATCGGCGGCTACATCACTCTTGACGAGTTCCTCACTGACGGGGAATCGGTCACGATTCTCTCTAATGTCGCATACACCCAGGAGCTTGATTTACACGCGGAAGGCGATTTCAACCCGAATGACATCAATGTCAACTTTGACCGCACCGAAGCGCAGATTCAGCAGTTAAAAGAGAAGCTCTCCCGCGCCGCAGTTGCTCCGGCATCCTCAGGCATGGAAGGTGAAGAGTACGGTGAAATCCTCTTAAAGAACTCTACCAAGTCTGGAGAGTACGCCAATGAAGCAAAGGCCGCCTTAGAAGAAGCAAAGCAGCAGGTTGCAGACGTTAACGAAACAGCCGATGAAGTAAATGCTGTATTTGAAGCGGTCAAAGGCGTAAAACAAGAAACCATCACGGACATCCAAGAATTTGTTTCCGAGGCCGCTTTTTCCTTTAGATACTCTGAAAATGCCACAGCATCAAGTACTCTAGCAAGCACGAGCATCACGCCAAGCACAAACGTAAAGGCTGGTGACTTGATAATGAACAAATCTGGTGATGTATTCCGAATTAACAGCATAGCTACAGACGGGACGTGCACACTATCAGAAAAACTGACGTCACTGAAAGGAGCCGCAGGCGACTTAACAAATCTCCCACAGTCTGATACTACCTTGACGACCGAAGGCGGTTATGCAGACGCAAAAACCACGGGAGAAAAACTTGCAGGCAAACTAGATTTTAAGTCTGAGCAGGCCCTTGAGCCTACTGAAAAAGAGACCGCTGCAACGAACCTGGGATTTTGGGCAACGGCTATTTCTACTGTGTTTGCCACGTACGATTTATTCAAAGCCAAGATCATTGAAATAGCAGACGCGTATCTATCTGGAATCCTCAAAGAGTTGTGTTTGGAAAACGGTGCCACGCAGGCAGAGATCGACGCCCTCGAAGAAGAATCTAATTCATAAGGAGTAAACACAATGGCATATATCGGAGAAACTATCGAGCTGATGTGCTCGGATGACTATAAAGATCGGATGTTGGCTGAATACCAACAGCTCGTAATCCGGAAGGATGCGCTAGAAAACCTGCTGATCAAATGGGAAAAGGGAGAACTCAATTTCACTCCCAAATGTCCGAAGGAAATGCTTGTAAAGCAGTTTGAACTCATGGAAGAGTATGCGGAGGTTCTGCGGCAAAGAGGCGCTATTGAAGGTGTAGATCTGTATTTAGGGGAATGAGCATGACAACTCTTGCAGAGATTAAGCAGCAGTACCTAACCAAGGCGCTGTCCCGTCCTGTCAAGTCTTACGGCGTGAAGATGGGCAACGGCAGAATCACGTCCTTGTCGGACGTTCAAGGGTTCCATGTCGAGCCATGTTCAATCGAGCTTATCGCACTGGTGGATAAGAAGTACCTGAAGGGGAACACGATTCAAGAGGAAATCCCGATTGAACCGCTCAACCGCCCTGAAGGCTTCCAGTATGGCTATGACCTCTACACCTTCACAACGCCTGACCTGAAAGCTGACAACCTGAAGGTAGAAGTGTTGGAAAAACCGTTGATCGGTAAAGCTAAAGTCAAGTTCAAGGCGCGTCAGCAGTTTGCGGTCAAATCTCAGTTGATCACTGACGAGCTGTATCAGAGCGCTGATGGGAAATATTACACACAGGCAGACCTTCCGGAAAACTCAGATGAATTTTGTAAGGAGCGCTATGCCAACGAGATCAAGGCTGAGCGCAACGCACGTATCAGCGACACAGACGATTACGTGAAACTGCCTGATATTACCGTGGCAAGAAGTGCAGGAGCCAAGAGATCAGCCCTTGAAGACGCAGACCGCACCGAGCTTGAGACCTACAGACAGGCTTTAAGAAACCTGCCTGAAGTCGAAGGTTTCCCGTTCGTGGCATGGCCCGAGTTTCCGACCGCTTTGGCTTACGAGCTACAACAGAAAGTCAATGCAAGATCACAAATGAGACAAGGAGGGTTTTAAATGAGTCTGATTAAATCCTTAATTCAGCGGCTACTCGATAGCCGAACGACACCTGAGGAGGCTGGGCATTCTGCTTTGCGCAACACGTCTTCCTCTACAAGTATCTTCACAGGGGAACCGATATACACTGCGCCCGAAGACGGGTTCATAACTGTAGAGGGCAAATCTGAAGCAAATGGCGGCAGTGCTATTGGAATTAGCAGCAACGGAGAGAATTATTTTCTAAGAACTTTCCAATCTGTTAAAGATTGGGGTCAAGCCGTGACCGCTCCCGTGAGCAAAGGAGAGACCGTCTCTATATCTCTTTATAACTTGACTGATATTGAGGTTAAATTCTACAAATCATTCGGGGGGGGGTATAAGGGTTTTGTTCGGAGGGCTCTGTCATGCTTAAGGCCCTCGTTCAATTATTTGTCGAGAAGTTTTTCACGAGTAAACGGGAAACAGTCCA